ATATCGGGTTTACCGAAATTAGATTCACTAATATTATAGTATTTGTTATTTAAATAATAGTCCACAGACAATTTAAAATCTTCAAATATTCTTGTTCTAAAATTATCAAACTTACTTAATCCAAAATCCTTTTTTAAAATTGTAAAAAAATCCTTCCCAAATTTGGTTTCTAAATATGAATCTATTTTAGTTAAAAATGAATTTTCAAATGCATTTAAAGAATCCAATATAGAAGTTTTATAATAAATAAAATCTTTATTTAAACTTTTAAGATTTTTAAATTCGGTATTAGTAATTTTATTTATATTAGAATCTTTGGTTTTTAGAGGTAAAATTCTAATTTCCTCTCTGGATGGTGAAACCTCTTGTATCCAAACTCTTGTTAATTCATTCTCACTTCCAACTTTCTTTTTTACAAAATTAATATTAACTTTAAGAATTCCATTTGCAAATCCCAAATCATTTAATAATTTTTCAATATTGATTGCAATCTCTTTCTGGCCTTGCTTATTTGTAATATTATAAAGATAATTTTGAATGTCACCCTTTTTAATATATGCAACATTATTTCCAGACTTTTGTGGTAATAGATTGTTATTGATATCATAAACGGATACTTCCATAACATCATATTTACCCATTCCGAAATCAGATTTCTCTATTTCATTTTTAGATAATATAAATAAATCTTTATCATCAATAAACTTTCCTTCGTTGGTTGAGTTATTGTTAATTAAATCTAAGTTTGTATATTTTTTAATACTCATAATCTATTTCAATTTAAAAACCATCATAGGATTTAGGATGTGCAACCTTCAATGCATGTTTGAAAGATTTGGTTTCCGATGTACCATCTGCTCGTTTTACAGTTATAGTCAATGCAGAGTTATAAAATATCGTATTATCTCTCTTACCAAATGAAATACCTGGTATATTTGCAAGGAATGTAATCTCCTCAGTTGCACCAGGTGACATTTTAAATGATGGTTTTGGTATACTAAACCATCTTTGGTTTTGGTCATATGTTGCATTAATTGTAATATCAACCGGTTCTAAATCATTGTTTATTAATTTTAAACTCTCACCTCTAACCCATTGATTCGCTTTATCTCTTGCATTTTTAATCTTAAATGCCATAGTTGAATCGGTAGGTGTACCCTTCGGTGCGAAGTTTACATTTACTATTTTATTTATTATAGTTCCACCTTGTGCCTGTGTAGTTTGTTCCAAATCCTTTTGTTGTCTTACTGCACCCAATTGGGCTTGTAAACCTTCAATAATTGCATTTAGAGAATTTATTTGTTGAATCAATGCTTCAATTTGTGCTTTGAATCCGGTCTTTTGTGATTGTAACGATGCTCTCAAAATACTTTCATCAACTGACTTTTGTAATGATGTTGCAATTTGACTGGCAAAATCTAATATCGTTGCATTTAAAGTTTCAATTTGATTAACCAATACATCATTGATTTGTTCTACACTTAATCTATTATTTATTTCAGCTTGAACTTGTGATTCTAATGCAGATATTGTAGAATTAAGAACTACGATATCTTCACTTAATTTTTTAACCTTTTTTCTTAAATCTTCGTTTTCTGCAACCTTTTCGTTATATACTGGTCTTGGAACTAAATCTAAATTTATACTTGGTATATTTGGTAATAACTCTTTAACTTCAACATCTACGGCTTTTATCAATTCTTCCGTATCGTATTTGTCTTTTGTTAAACCTTTGAATACCAATGATGATGCAACATTTGAATCATCCACTACATTAACTCCATATTCATTTCTATTAATTGCAGCAGAACCTGATACACTTAAAATTGATTCTAATTTTTTGTCTTTCTCTTCCTGTAACTTTATCGATATTGCTTCTAAATTGGTCATTTATTAAACTATTTCAAATGTTAATTTTTCATCTATAATAGTAGATATTCCACTTTCTATTATTTCCAATTTTAATAAATAAGTTCTATTGATTGGTAGTGTATTTAAATCCATTATAAAATAATTTGAAATAGAATCACAACTAACTTTGGTATATTGTCCAAATGGAAATATTATTTCACCTGTCTTATAATCTTCCAATTGATAATATGTGGTGGTTGGTAAATATTTGGTTTGGTCGTATGCAAATGTTGTTCCGAAAGATTTTAAAGGAAACATATCTCTACCTTTAACTCTAACTTTTACTTTTTGATTCTGCGGATATTCTTTTTTCAAATTAGAAATAATAACTTTATAATCACCATCCGATACTGAACCAGTTACGTTTGATAAACTACCCGTTGAGAATATTTGGTCATCCCAAACCAATTCCAATTTTGGTTCGTATATTGTATTTGTTTCTTTTGAAAAGAATTTTAGTAAACCATAATCCAATTCATCGTTCTCATTTTCCAAACCATGATGGATGATTATACCATTATTTGGTAAAGAACCACTAATCCATAAATTGATGATACCGGTCACATCCATTCTAATATCATCTGGTTCATAATTAAATGATTGAGATGTTGAACCACTTAAATACCAAGTACCACCCTCTGCATTTGCAGAACCAGTTGTTCCTGTTGCAAATACAGCAGTTCCACCAATTACATTATCTTGCCATGTGCTAATTCCATCTCTATATTTCCAACTAACACCATCGGATGTTATATTGTCAAATTTAGTACCTGTACCCATTGCCCAACTTTGAGAAACGGCATTTGCATAAATTGTATATTCCAACGGAATCTCTTCAGCGTTTGCAGACCTTAAATTTAAAAATACTTTCCAACTACCAGTTATATTGTTTTCGGAAATACTTGATGATATTTGATTTGTATTAAATTTTAATAAACTTCTGGTTATATCTTTGGTAGAACCATAATAAAGTTTACCGACTTCTAATATCTCATCTCTACCTGAATTTTGTTCAGGTTGTTGTAAGTAAATACTGGCATCGTATGATGATGTGAAAAATTTATGCATTATAAGGCCCTCCCTTTTATGTCTTTTGTTGGATACTTAACTTCGAATACACATGGGTCTAAAGATGGATATACAATCTTACCCTTAGTTGCTTCATCTATATTGTATCTATTTGTTGAATAATTTCCGTCACCACCACATAAATTTGAAATCTTTACCGATGGAACACTCATAACACCTTCTACATTCGCAAGTATCAATTCCATTTCTGAAATATTAATTGGTTTATTAAATGTCCAATTATCAATTTCAAAATATCTTTGAATTTCTGCTAAACAATTTGTAAGAACTTCTCTTTTATTATAATTTGAATAAGCTATAATTTCAAAATCAACTCCAATGTTTACTATAAACCCATTCATAATATTAACACCATCGGTTAACATTCTATATTCTCCTAAATAAGTTTTAAGATTTTGTTTAACTGCCTGATTTAAATTGGTTAGCTTTTTATTCTCATTGTATCCTAAAACGTACATGTTAATTGCAAATGGATTGTTTACCTCACCAATGGATGTATTTTTTTGAGAAAGATATTTAACTAATTCTTTTTGAATATCCGGCTTTGACAACCCTTTAATAGATTCTACTAAATTAGTAAATTCCGTAATATTTTTAGGGTTTGCAAGAATAGATGAAGGACTATTATTATCGATTTCACCATCAGAACTTACATATACTTTTGCAATACTACCATATCTTTCTGGCATTGACATTGCTCTTACTATGTAATCTTGTCTAGTTACTGCTCTATTTTGAGAACCAAATGTTGCTAATGCATTTTGCCTAATTTCTTCAATTGATTCCGAATCTCTACCACCTGTTGCAGCTTCTAAATTTTCAACTGCGACTGATGATTTCGTATCATTATATGCGTTTAATTTATCATCTGGGATTGACAACAAATCATCTTCAAATTCTATTAATCTAATTGTTGTTAAATCTCTTTGATTTATATTTGATTGAACACCACCACCAACTAAATATTTTACAGTAAGTTGTTTATTTGCAGGTGCAACACCAAATGTATTTGTTTTTAAGAAATTAGATGGGTCTATACTCTGATTTAATCTATTAACTGAATTTGCTAAACCCAATCCAACATTTTTTGAATTTGGTAATATAACTTCATCCGATAAATTCACATCACCACTTCCAAATTGCAAATCCATCGTATTGTCCGAATTTACTTTTAAGCTAAATCTGTACGGAACTTTTTTAATTTCCAAAATATATGGAACGGACCCAGAATATTGAGACAAATCACCATTGTATTCGGTATTTGGTTTTTCTATAAAGATACTTTCTTGTGCTAAATAAGGAACTTCATAATATTTTATATTATTCTCATCTGCTACCGATGTTATTTGGATTATGTTGGTATCAGAAAGAGTTGCAGTAGGATAATCGGTATCATCTCCAAATGTAACAGTTGTAGAAATTTCTTGAGCGGATATTGCTTTTACCTTTTTACTTACCAAATATCTAGATGGTATTCCGATATCATTTCTTTCATAAACTTCTATTTCTCTTCCTGTTGGCGATGCAAAGTCAACTACATCAACTGTTCTAAATATTATAGACGAATTCGTAGTAGATTCAACCTCCATACCATCTTTAATTCTTAAATAAAAATTTTCATCCGGCCCATTATTGATTCCTGATAAATTATTAGATGGTATTAATTGGTATACAGTTAATTCCGTAACTGCAGGTGAAGTAACTTTTGGTTTATATCCCAGTTGTTGTGCCAATGCCATAACATTCTTTCTTTCAGTTGCATGTACCAACATAGATTCTTTTAGTTGTACATCCTGATAGAATGACAACATATCACCAATAGCTGCTGCCTGGTCAATGAATATACTACCCGGTGAAGCTTCTGAAAAATCGGCATACTGATTTGGAAAATACGTTTTTGTAAAATCTATAAGATTTTGCTTTAGCGTTGCAAAGTCCTTACCAACATATGATAATTCTTTAGTTCCTATATTATTTAAAGGTTTAATAGCCATTATTAATTATTTACATTTATTTGAAGTTTGTCTGACAAATTTGGGTTTGATGCTAATGAAAATTTTATGTCCAAAAATAACTTATTATTGTCAATATCAATATCATCGTAGTCAAATACTATTTCATTTATCGTTATGTACGGCATCCAAATCGAAACTGCGTCTAATATTACATTTTCAATTCTGCTTTCAATTAAGTCACCATCAATTTGTTCAAATAATAACTTCCATATATCACATCCAAATTCTGGTTCCATAATTCTTTCACCTTTGTGAGTTAGAATTAAGTTTTTTAGAGAATCTTTGGCTTGAGTTAATGTGGTATAGTTAACAGCAAAAATACCATTAGAATCTGATGTTCTATTTACACCAATTCCTAATACTTTATAATTATTTTGTGTTAAGTCGGTAACATTAACTTTACCAAGTTCTATTGCCATTTATTAAAATCTTTTAACTAATTCTCTATAATCTCTTGTCAATGCTTTTATAGTAGCATCTTGTAATCCATCACCAGTTGATTCAAAATTCGGAACATTTGATGGTACATTTGCATCTCTAAAATCCATTGTTTCCCACTCACTTTCATCTACTCTTAATTCTGGCTTAATCATATCCAATACACTTCCAACTGATTGTGCACTTTCTTTCCTTTGTTCGGAAGTAAATGGTTGAGTCATATTCAAAATCTCATTTATCATTGGGTCTTTTGAAAATTCCCTAGCAGCTCTTTGTGTTTGTTCAACCGGATTTTGTCTTTTGGTAGGTGTAACAGGAACTTCCGTCATTTCTTTTAATGATGGTGTTGTTTTCTTTTGTGAGTTCAATGTAACCGCACCAGATTTGATAAGCTTAGTTATTTCTTCTTTAACTTGTTGCTTAACTTCGTTTTTAACAACTTCTTTAATTAAAGTTAGTAAAATTTCTGATTTCATAATAATTGTTTATATATGTTTTAGTAATAAATATTGAAAGAATAAATTTACCCTCTATTGTTTCGTATGTTGTTTCCTGCTGCAGCCATAGATGGTTCATCTCCACCTATAATTGATTTTAGAGCTGCTTGAAAATCTCTATCTACTTGAGATTGACTTCCTTCGACAAATCCTTTAGTCAATTGTTTAGCAAGATTACTTGCTGATAAATCAACCCCAGCAAATGTATCATTTGCCGTCTGGCCTTCTGCAAATGCATCTAATACTGGACTCAAAACGGTTCCACCTGCCAATTGTACCATATCTTTGAAATCTAAAGATTTTATAGGATTTCCTGAAAATGGTTTTATGAAGTATCCTGCCCATGGTAATACTCCCGGTGCAGGTGGAGCAGGTGGAGGGTAATTACATATACATGTAAATATCCCACCAACAGTTAACATATGTACGGATGCCGATAATATAAAATTTAATAACCAGGGTGAAACACTATCCATTGGTGGTACACTAATTGGTGTCCATTTACCAGGAGAAAAATTAAATCCGTTGATTGTACTCACATTATTCACCGCGCCAACACATGGGAATTTTGGTGTAGGTATTTTGGCAAGGTTTGCACCAACCCAATAAGTTTGTATTGCAGGGCCGATATCTCTCAATAAGTCTCCATTTTTATTTAATTGTGTACTTTGTAAGATTGTAATAAGAGCTGCCTGCATTCCAACTTTGTTACCAAACTGAACAGGTACACCATATCCAGGAAAAAGAGTTTTACCACCTCTTACAACCTTATCATATTCTTCTGCCAATGATTGTGCAAACCAAAAATTATCATTTAAGTTTTTTATACTTTCTGCATCACCAGTAAAATCAAATACTCCTCTATTTGCCAAACCCGTTACCGTTTTAGTTTTTGCAACATTTTCCGCCATTTCCAATGCCATATTCAAATAAAAATCACTCCAACTATTTGAGACACCACCATCAAATACACTTTTTATTTTTTTTAAATTAATTGCCATTTTATTTACTTAAAAAATTAGTAGTAGATAAGATATCGTTTAATTTATTTGAAATACTGATGAAATCATTAAAATTTTCAGGTCCAATTTTAGACGGGCCTGATGGGGTTAAATATTGTTGTGCCATTAACGCTATTATCAATTCTTGTAATATAGCTATCAATTCACCACCCAATACCATATTTTGAACAGGTGCACCCTTAGCTCCTGCTCCTGTGTTTTTACCCAAAAATATCTTACCATTTTCTGAGTTAAGAAATATTTGATTTGAACCTGCAGTATGTAGTGTTATATTTTGTTTGTTATGTATATAAACTTCCTTCTCCGCATCTATTGAATAATTTCCATCAGTTATCACACCAGTATTTCCTTTTCCAAATATAATAAACTCCGATGCTTTTGCTGATAAAACTACTCTATCCGAATTTACAAATAATTGATTACCTGTTAGTTTTTCTGAATTGGGATATTCTTTAAAACCTACTTTTGTTTTACTTATATTTTCTTTAAATGGTACTTTTATTTTATTTGATGTAATATAAATTGATGTGCCATCTTTATTTATGTCCTCATCAACTAATTCACCAATTTTTTTAGAATCTAAATCTGGGTTTTGTTTATTACGAATGAATATGCCAGGTGATGATGTTTTACCATCTTCTGTCAAATATAATTCACTAAAACGAATTGTATTACCAACTCTACCACTTATAATAGTATCACCTTGTTTTGGATTTAAAAATTTAATCTTTTCGTTTATTTCATAACCAATATCATTCTTTTTAGTTTTTCCAGAATTAGTTGTACCACCTGTTTTTGAAGT